GGCTCTGCGGCCGCAGTCGATATCCAAACCAGCGTTACCGACCCAACCGCAGGTCGTTCAATGATCAACGGGGCTTGGGGTTGGGGATCGGTCTCGGCCAGCAACCCCACAGATTTGAACGCGATCACGGTAAGTCAGAAATTCGGCGTGAACACTGGAGCATTGAATACCCCTTGGGCATTGGGAAGCACGACCGTTCCCTTTGCTGCTGGATCAAGTGGCATTTCAATGACCTGGACAGACAGTCATCAAAGCCAAATCATCGTTAACCGAACGGCTGCGATGGTTGCACTTCGCCGTAAAAATGCTGGTGTTTGGGCACCTGACGATTACTTCTGCATGTATCCGACCGGGAAAACCTGTTTGAGCGTGGCCCAAGGCGGTACGGGTGGGAAGACCCAAGCTGAGGCCAGAACAGGCCTCGGTCTTGGAACAGCAGCTACAGCCAACATCGGACGGCAAGCTGGTCAGGTTTTGGGTGTGCCATTTCTCGGTCTTGGCTCGCGTGAGGATGTAAACAACTCGTCGATCATGGCATCCATGAACGTCTGGGAATCAAGCATCGGCGTCATCGCAGACCCTACCCAATTCAAACCGTTCGCATTCGGCACTGTGCTGAATATGTCTTTCCCCGGTACTGGCTACTTAGGTTCGCAACTCTATATGAGCACCGCGCCCGGCAAGATCTTGGGTTTCCGAAGCGGCGACTACAGCTCCGAGAGCTTCAACATCGTCTATCACACAGGCAATACAACCCGCGCCGCAGACGGCACATTGAAGGCAATATAATGACCACTCGCGCAGCATTAAACATTTTGGGCTCCGACGGATCTTTGATCGATGTGACATCGCTCGGCATCGAGAAGCTGTCGACGTCGCATCCCGATACTGGTGTCTATGTGATCGCTGGGACGCTGGGTATGGCACCGCCGCCACTCGGTTGGGGCTACGTGGTGAACCAGGTTGATTCAGACAAAACGATCAACACAGCTTTTGCTGATGGGTTGTTAACTGTGAGCGTTACCAAGGATAACGAGCCGTCAAATTTGCTTCACAGCATTACTTTGCACGTCTCGGTCGAGGAGCTGCCGCCAGCAGTGGTGCCCGAGCCCCCGCCGCCGGTTACCCCGCAGCCCATTGATCCGCAACAAGCCGCCCATGAGGAATACAGCCGGCTCCGCGCAATTGCTGACTATGCCATCGCGCCGTTACAGGACGCCGTTGATGTTGAGGAGGCATCTGACTCGGATCTGGTATCGCTGAAGCAATGGAAGAAATATCGAATTGCATTGGGAAAAGTCGCGGATCAGCCTGGCTATCCGGACGCAATTGATTGGCCTCTCCCGCCGGCTTGAATCGCCGAGCACAACTGACCGCACCCGCCGTTGAGCGGGTATTTTTTTGCCTGGAGAAAAAGTGATGACCGCAACCGAAAGAGACCGCGACATCCTCGCTCGCACGCTGTGGGGTGAAGCGCGCGGGGAAAGCTTGTCCGGCCAGATAGCCGTGGCGTGGGCGGTGCGTAACCGCGTGTTCGACGGAAATGAAAAGTCGTGGTGGGGGGAGGGGTATGCGGGCGTGTGCCAGAAGCCGTATCAGTTCAGCTGCTGGAACAAAACTGACCCGAACTATCAGTTCCTGATCGGTGTGAAGCAAATCCCGTTTCGCGAGCTGGCGCAATGCCGGATCGCTGCTGACCAAGTTATCGACGGCAAGGTGTCAGACCCCACCAATGGCGCGACACACTATTATGCGTCCAGCATCAAGGCGCCGGCCTGGTCGGTGAAGGCAAAGCAGACGCTCAAGTTGGGCGGACACGTCTTCTTTAGGGACGTGCCCTAACAGGTTACCGATACGACAGAGCCACAAGCAGAGCTGTGCAACCGGAAACTCGCACGCTGATGACGTCTGACTATTCTTGCTGGTGATTTACGCATGCTGCATCATGCACATTCACCAAATTGATAATGGACTATGAATAAGCAACTGGCTGGCCTGTCTTTCCTACTCACCCTTGCTTGGGTGGTAGTAGTTGTTTCGGTGATGTATTGGATGTCGGAGTGAAGGCAATCAAATCAGCTACCTGTTTAATGGCTGACCCGTACGCACACTGATGCCCGTAGCGGCTTCGAGTCTGGTTACCAGCTCGCTGATGTGCTTTGTCTTCGCCATCAATTCCCAAGCGCTCTTGGTTTCTGCACCAGTCGCCCGACGGTTTGCTTCAACAACCGCTTCTCTCGCGGCCGTCAATTGTGTCCGAAGTGAATCCCGCTCCGTTGCGGCGGAAGCGTGCATCTCAACCAGATTGAAAATCTGCTCTCTTTGCTTGCGCAATTGAAGGTTCAGCTCCTCGAACTCGCTTTCGTACATTCTGAGCTGATGCTGGCAGGTTTCGAGCGGAGTCGGGCAACCGAGCCAATCGTCGGTGTCTTCTATATAGAGGGGTTCCACGGGTGCGCCTTGCTTGTACTGTTTGGATATACAGTAATCGAGGCGCAGCCGGTGAGCGAGGGTGAAGCGACGAGCTGTAGTGAAAGGCAGCTATCGGCCATAAGCAGACATTCGTAAATGTCCGTTTTCGACCCAAAGCGGACGTTCGTGAGTGGTGGATACCGGCTACTTGTTGCCTTTCATGATGCGCTGGTCTCGGCCAAAACGAACATTTAATCCAAAGTGGAAGTAGCCAATATATCCTGTCGAGTCGGTGACATAGTCACCTATAGAAAAATAGGTTTTTTAGAATATTCGAGTTCATCCCTATTCGGCGATTCTTCTTAAGCTGGTGAAATTTTATTATTTTGACGCTTTACTGTGTAAGTGTGCTTTTTAGCCAGATTATCTGGGTTGTAACCGGTTACGGAGACGTTTCGCGCAGGGTTAATTAGCAAGTTAACACGATGTGCAATCTCTTCATGATTCGGATCAACGATAATAACTTCTTTTTTACAGTCAAAGTCCATCCCGCAAGCTATAATTTGCTGTAGCTCAGCATCCAGAGGGGATAGTGAAAGTCCGAATAGTATTATTCTGGTTGCCGGCTCTAAGGCTCGCCAAGCCGTTCCGTGCATAGACCCTAGGGTCATTTCCTCTTCACTTGAGCGATATGGTTCGATTACCATTTCAGTTGGAAGATAAATTCCAGATGGTGCGTCAATATGGCCGTGGATGTGAAGAGGATAGATGTTTATGCGATGCGTTTTATTCAGTTCTTTTTCAATTGCGTTAGATCCCACACTATCCCAATTTGTTGTTATGTATACAAATTTTTTTGAGTATGAAAGCAGAAAAAATTTAGTGCATGCAATTAGCGACGCCCGAGCAGTAATCTCCCCGCTGCTTTGAGCTTCCTTAAGCTCGCGAGATATTGAGGCTTTAAGTTCGTCAAGAAGCTCTAAGTGAATCTTGTATTGTGTTGCTCCGTACTCTGTTTTTAGACAAGAATACCATCTTACTAAATAAATTAGTCTAGCAAGTATCGAGTTTGCAGAGTCGGAAGTTAGTGGGAAGTCATAATATGGCTGAAGTGCTCTTATTACGGGGTTCCATGCATTCGCGACGGCTCCTGCTCCGGTTATCAAACCGCAAATTTTCTCTCGCACTTTCAATCTCTCGCTAAGTTTTGTTTGTGTGGTGCAACCAAGAGTCGGGGTGAAGTTGTTGGGCTTTCCAATAATATAAAAAACTCTAACCTAAATACCATTTAAAATTTCAATAGCTGGCTGGGCATTTATTTTCACGAAGCATGTCGTCTCGCGTCTTTATGTTACCTTTTTTTTCATAGCCGTTGTATGCCTAGTAAGTGGATTTGAATGGTTACTTACTATTGATCGGAATCGGCCGCTCATGAACGACAGCTTTTGGCCGGTTGCTGCCGGATCCAACTGGCAGCTATTGGCCGAAAGCTGCTGTACCAGGCAGGCCGCTTTCGGCCAATATCAGCCTGTCAGGACAGGCTGAATTCGATACATAGTGCGACGGCAGAGTTCGGCCAGAAGCAATCTCCTATTCGCTCTTCATCTACGCCGATCGCCCTTGTTCGACACAGGATTATGAGTCCGCTTTCAATCTTTACATCGAGATTTCAGAGAGCGTCTCGGCGAAGGAAATACAATAAGATCAAAATAGCGGTCGGTCAAACTTGGCGCAGAGTCCGGGTATAAAATATACGATGATTGCCCACTGGGTAAGATAGCGTACGCAAGTAAGTGACCTACTTTGTTTCTGTTAGATAAAATTTATGTTCTCTGTCAATAAAAACTACATAAAAGGTATTTAAATCAAAATCTGCACCGTCCTTTTCAGCATTTCCGCACAGACTCGCCGGCACAGTGAAGCCAATGAGGCGTGACAAGTTCTCCATACGAAATCTACCCCACCTAACATCTATGGGGACGAATTTCGGGTGATGGAACTTACTTCGATCAGGAAATGATCCGTAGTCCGCAAGCACTCGTAAACTTCTCGAGCCACCGCATCTTTCGCCACGCCAGAAATTTAAGCTACTTGTAGAATAACACTTTAGCTTCTCAAACAAGGTTCGTAGTTCATCGGCTGACAAATCGCCGAGTCCCGCTCCAAATTCTTGCGTATCATCAAAATAAGAAAAATTAAAACGACAGCGGGTCTTGATATCCCCACTTGAAAGCGTTATATCTCGAAACCCATCAAGAAAACTAAGCTTTCGAGGGTTATTATTCCGTGGCCTCATAGTCGTGGAACTCCGCCAATTTTTCCGTCGCTATACAAGGCAGATATCGAACGGTCATTCCTTATAATGTCCCCTGGAATTTCATCTAATCGATAGCAAAAGCTTTCACCCTCTTCTTTGCTGACAAGCACAGTCCTATACTTACCTAGGTGATTTATGATTTCTAGGCTATGGGCAGTAAATATGAATTGGGCGTTATTAGGATTGGTTTCTACATCTAAAAAAAGATCTATGATCATGGGTAATAGGTCGGGGTGAAGATTCGTGTCGAACTCATCCATCACTAATGTCCCACCAGAATAAAGAATTTCCCAATAGACCCTCAGACGCCTATATAGTGCGGTGGTACCGTTGGACTCATCGTGATAGGTCAGCCATCGGTCAGGATTACTCTTACTTCCATGAATGAAGATAGGATAATATTCAGGTTTACCCTCATCATCTTTTCGCTCGTATAACTCTATGTCTGTTATCCCTAAATCACATTTGCGTATTATGTTTTTAGTGAACGCAAATGCATCTGGAACATTGTGGTAATATGTGTTCACTCGCTTGTATGAAAAAAAGTCCTGGTCATCCAACACTGATAACGAAGAAACGTTGCCATTGCAGTTTTTAAAGAACTTATGCACCACCTCGAAATCCTGGCTTTTCAGGTCAAGCTTGTATTTTTTTATCGTATCAATTAAAGATGCATTTTTTTTTAGTACCAGAAGATCAAGAGCGGACATGTCCGAACCGCGCTTGGTTATTTCATTGTATTGCCTTTCAACAATCAAGGTTTTTCGCGAAACCTTCTTATACAACGCCTCTCTTAACACTTCTTTTTTTGTAATTGACAGCTCGTATATATATCTACTGCCCGCCGCCTCGAAATCCACATAAAACTCGCAGGGCTCTTTGCTGTCATAAAAGGCGCTAACATAGTTTAAGGAATCTTCAGCTCTACTGAATGATCGAGTACAAAATGAGCTAATAAACTCATATGCTTGTAAAATATTTGTCTTTCCTGATGCATTAGCCCCCTTTATTCCTATCACGGTGGAAACCTTGCGTCCGAGAGAAATGCTCTTGGGGACTTTAGAGTTCAGCTCGAAAGAAATATCGAAACCGTCTTTGAAAGAAAAATAATTTTTTGCACCGAATGAATAGATCATAACTTACTCGCTTGTTTGCGTTTTGCGTCATAAATGACGTGATTTGAGGATAAGCTGATACCCCTCGTTTTGCCACTTCTTTCGTCGCAAAGCCACTGTCTCTCTTCGAGGAGGTGCGAAAGTGGGTACATGACGCTTGAACATCGCCATCTCATCGGGATCGCCCCCAATCTCAAAAAAAGAGCCTTGGTGAGAGTTCGCTTCTGGTCGAAAGCTGCCTTTCATCAACGACCGCTTCCGGCCAAAAGCAGCCGCTCGCGGGCAGCTTTTATGACAACAGAGTGTGATATCGCTCCACGTTTATACTCAACCAGAATGGCTCTGAAGCAGAATTGGCGTTAGCATTCCGTCCACTCGGCTTAAACAGCCTGTTTTTCAGATCAGGGTCGCATTTTGGAAAAGCTTAAACGCCTCGAAAGTGGAATCGAAGGGCTCGACGCTCTGCTCAAGGGCGGACTGGTAGCTGGCTCTTCATACATAATCCAAGGGCGCCCAGGGTCTGGAAAAACGATCCTAGCGAACCAGCTTGGGTTCCATCATGCGAGGAATGGGGGCCGGGTTCTGGTCGCCACGCTGTTGGCCGAATCGCACGACCGTCTCTTTCAGTTCCTTTCTACTCTGAGCTTTTTCGATTCTTCCAAGGTTGGTGCTGAAATCCAATTCGTCAGCGCATTTGACACTCTGGAAAACGAAGGCCTGGACGAGGTAGTAAGGCTGCTTCGACGCGAGATAAGCCGTCAGAAAGCCACCGTTATGGTTGTGGACGGTTTGCTCAATGCGCGCTCAAAAGCTGATTCACACATCGACACCAAGAAATTCATCTCTGAACTTCAAGGGCATGCCGCATTTGCTGGTTGCACGGTGCTGTTTCTTACCAGCTCCCGCCTCGACGACGGCAGTCCTGAGCACACCATGGTTGATGGCGTCATCGAAATGGGCGAAGAGCTATATGGCACTCGCTCAGTACGTCGAATTCAGCTACGTAAAACTCGCGGCAGCGGAGCCATGACCGGTCTTCACGAGTGTGAAATTACCGACAAGGGCTTGGTGGTTTACCCGCGACTCGAAAGTCTCTACAGCCACCCGTCTTCTCCCGATAGCGCCGATATGACGCGCATCGCCAGTGGCATTGAGTCACTCGACGGCATATTAGGCGGTGGCCTGCACAGTTCCAGTGTTTCTCTGGTCATAGGCCCCTCCGGGATTGGTAAAACGACGCTGGGCCTCAAGTTCCTGGCCGAGTCGACTGTGGAAGCTCCGGGCCTACATTTTGGCTTCTACGAAAGCCCACAACGGCTGAGGCTCAAAGGCCAATCACTGGGTATCGATATCAAGGGCATGGAAGATAGCGGCGCGTTGAGCATTGCCTGGCAGCCCACCACAGAGGGGCTTTTGGATGGGCTGGGTGCACGGCTGTTGAGTATCGTCGAAGAGAAGGGCATCAAGCGTTTGTTCATCGATAGCCTAAGCGGCATGACGCGAGTCACGACAAATCCAGCGCGGATTACTGACTTCTTCAGTGCTCTTATGAACGAGCTGCGATCCAGAGGCGTTACGGTATTTGCATCCTGGGAAATGCGTGATCTGTTTGGTTCAGAGGTCAGCGCACCGAACTCTGACCTGTCCAGCATCGTCGACAACCTGATGCTGATGCGATTCTATGAGAATCACTCTGAACTAAGCAGGACGCTTTCCATTCTTAAAGTACGAGACAGCTCTTACGACCCTTCGCGTTTTGAGGTCGTCATTCGTGATCAAGATGTTTTCCTGAAAAAGGCTTCAAGACATGAACCTTCAGTCCCGACTGAGAAATCGCCCGGTTCACAATCTTAAGCCTTCGTGCGGGTTGAATTTAACATGACCACCATCCTGGTCGTCGACGACGAGTATTTGATCGCTGACATTCTCAGCTTTGCGCTGGAGGATGAGGGGTTCATGGTGGTGACGGCTAGTAACGGTCAAAAGGGGCTCGAAGTGCTAGATAGAGAGCGGCCAGCCCTGATCATTACTGACTTTATGATGCCGGTGATGGACGGCTTGGAATTCGCAACAGCCGTCCGAGCCCTTCCATCCGTCAAGCATTTGCCGATCATCCTAATGAGCGGCGCTCAAGCCCACATAGGCATGCAGCGATCTGATTTGTTTGATGCAGTGCTGGCGAAACCATTCAACATAGACCTGATTGTTGCCGAAGTTAAAAAGCTCTTGGTCGAAGATCGGTGCTGATTACTTGTGTGCGCTGGCCATCGAGGCCCCCGATTGCAATTGATCACGCTAGCTCTGCTGACGAGGTTGCCGGCATCTTCTCCGGCCGAGGGCTGTAACCGCCCACACCGATTTTTGAGAAAGGATACTTAGGGAGTTAAAACCTAAGGAAAAGGTATGGCACATACGTACTCACATCTTACGAAGTGGGGGGATCGGTATGAAGTGAATTTGCCACCGCTGTCACCAGTTCGTCCATCGCCCACGGCTTCTCCAAGTACGTTGTAGAGGGCGGCACGATGACAGGATCCAGCGAGTAGCCAGAGGTGAGAATCGTGGCAGTGCTGGGCCATCTCGCCTTTACTACCGCGATAAAATCCGCACCTTTGAGCTTGCCAGGCAAACCGTGATCCGCGATCACCAGCGGATACGTGTGCAGTGTGCCGAGCATATGCATTAAAGCACCATCAGCGCTATCAAAGGCCTGCGAGCGCAAACCTATTTCGGACAAAATATCTACCATCAGACCGAGAAGTATTGGGTCATCCTCAACGACGATTATCGACTCAGACAGAGGCGAAGATTTTTCGCAATCCTCATTCATGACATCGTTCCTGATTCGACCAATGCTGCTACAGATAGATGTGTGGAACTTATTATAAGCCTCACTGAAGATCAGGTCTCGTTGAGGTGAAATAAGTCGAAAGTCCGCTATTGGCCGATAGCAGTCACTCCGGCGCCATAAGAACCGCAAGCGTCATCTTGATAAATTCTTCATTTTTGTCGATCGCCCATAGTGCGCCACGTACGTTCTCGGCGACGTCGGCTGAACCACGCTGCTCGACCCAAAGGGTCAGCTCCATGATCGCGGCTTCAAGTGCGAGTTGGTTTTCGTTGATTTTGAAAAGTAGGGGTGGGAGCAAATCAGAATTAGGCATTGGGTATCCTCCATGGAAGAACCCAGCGTAGCAGGAGAATAATGATTTGGCAGAAAGCCATGAGGACGCCAAAAAGGCGTGGGGACTTTTTCGGGGATTCGCTATTTTCAGTTGATCTCGGTTAGGCACCGTTTGCAGCGAGCGCCAGAGGAAGACTCAACAAATGCTGGGCTTAAAGCCCATTTTCAAGCATGGGGTGCTAGGGGTAGAGTGTTCGAATCACTCCGTCCCGACCATATAATTCAATGACTTAGGCCAATGTTTACAGCATTGGCCTTTTTCGTGCGCGTGACATTTGCGTGACTTCTCCATTTCTCACGCCTGCTTCCTCTTAAAGATTGTCAGCACCGGCCCACGCGGATCGGTTGCTGATACCATATTTGCAGCTTCAATCAGATGCCCGAGCTCAGCGCCCGAGTAGTAACTGGTGATGCTGCCGTTCTTGTGGCCCAGAAGTGCCTTCCGGTCTTCTTCGGTTATACCCGCCGCTCGAAGACAACGGCCAAACGTATACTTCAAATCGTGAATCCTGATCGACAGATAGCCAGGGTGAGCGGGGCGAAGGTTTTCCTCCTGCCAGAGTTTCGCCGCTCTCATTCGCACCTTCTTCCAAGCCGAGTCGTTCATCCGGTGCATTGCGTTGCCGTTGTAAGGAAAAACCCATTCCTTGATCAGGCCACGCTGCTGATCAATGATCGACTTGGCAACTCTGTTCAGCACTACCAGGCGCTCGTCGCCATTCTTCACGCCAGACCGTTCGTGTCTGCCGCCAAAGTCAGCCGGGATCAGGAACACACTGGTACCGAGCTCCGGTACCGATATCTCCCAGTCCCACCTCAGCTTGCAAACTTCCTGCTCGCGACAGCCGGTGTTCACCTTGAACAGCGCCATCGTCTGCAGGTGGGCCGGCAATTCCCCGAAAAGAATCGATTGCTCCTCCCACGACATCGGATAGGGCTTGCGACTCGATTTCTTCTCTTCCAGCTTCGTGAGCATCGGCACGCTATCCAGCCACGGTCGGCGCTCTTCGTCTCTCCATTTACGCGCGCGAAGGTTCAGAACCCTGATGACCCGCTGAAGCGCGATATTTACCGTCCGGTTCGTGACTGGCTTGCCCACCACTGGGTTCAGCTTCGACTGGATGTAAGGCGCGAGTGCATCGTCATCGATGTGGGTCAGCGGCATATCCCCAATGAACGGGTCGAGCTGCTCCATATAGGTGGCCGAGATGTGGATTGAAGCCTGATCCTTCACTTCCAGCAGGAAGCGAGTCGCCACTTCCCGCCACGTCCTCACCTGCCGAACGCCGTACACCTTCTGCTGGCGCAATTGCTCCAGCTTGTGAATCAGGTACTGCTCTGCTTCGGCGCGGTTACAAGTGCCAGTACTCTCTTGAATTCGTTCTCCTCTGTACTTTTTGTCGATCTTCCAGATGCCGTTCGGCATTTGCTGGAGGCCGGTGATTGCTTTTTGGGCCACGGCGTTGCTCCTTTCTTCTTGCCCTGGCGCTCGCTGCGAGGGCGATTGTTGTCCTGATTCGCGGCCTTTTCAATTGCCATGGTCTCGATATAGCGATCAGCCCACTCATCAAGCTCGATTCGGTCGAAGCCGACGCCTTGTTTCCCGATCGGGAATTCTCGGGCGTTGGGCCGGACTGTTTTGTTGAATTCCTCCCGGCACATGCCGAGATAGCCGTATGCCTCGCCGGCGCGAATGAAGCGCGGGAGGATTGGCGCGACCTGGGCCGCGCTACGATTTGTCATGAGGTATTGCTCCATGCCGCGCCTGGCGGCAGAAGTTGGTTATTGGGTGGTGGACGCTTTTGCGTGCCCGGCGCAAACCTTGGTGGGCTGCCCGCGCTCGTTGAGATCGGCGTGGCACATGAAGCCTTTGCTGTCGTAGATCATCTGGTCTGCATCAATCGTGGTGGGCTCGCACTGGTTGGCGATTGATCCGAGTCGGTATGCGCACCCATGGCACATGCCGCGGGGTTCTGGCTGACACTTGTGGTTGAGCGCCGCCCCCATGTGCGCGCCAAGCATCGTCGGGAGATTGATGTTTTCAGCGGCGTACGGATGCATGTCGCAATGCTCGACCATGAGCATCTCGGACATCTCACGGCAGTTCTGGACGACTGAGTTGGCCATGCCCAGCGACTGCTCGAAAAGATTGAGAGTGGCGTCCAGCCCGTGCTTGTTCAGGTAGAGCTCGATTGCCGCGCGGCGGAAGCCGAGCGGGACCACAACCATGCCTTTCAGGGATTCCGCATCGGCGGCATCGAGCTGGTACTCCATGTTTTGGTCGGACACGATCGATCCTCGCCCGCCGTACACCGGCAGGCTGTTGAGTTGGGGGAGGGTTACTGCTGGATGAGTTCGGCGGGGACGCTCACTGCCATGCCGAGTTTGTCCGCGACGATGGCGCGGCAGATCGCAACCAGCGGCTCTTCAGCGGTGAGCCATATCCGAAAGCGCTGACCGACGCGCTCAACAACCTGAACAACCAGTTCGGAACGAAGCTCGCCGCTATGGGTACGGCGGCCGCCGTCGATATCCAAACGAGCGTTATCGACCCAACGGCGGGTCGGGCGATGCTCAACGGAGCTTGGGGCTGGGGATCCGTCTCGGCCGACAACCCACTCGACTTGAACGCGATCGCGGTAAGCCAGAAATTCGGCGTGAATACCGGCGCTGCGAATATCCCTTGGGCTCTCGGAAGCACAACTGTTCCGTTCGCTGCGGGCTCGAGCGGCATTGCGATGACCTGGACGGCCAACCACCAGAGCCAGATCATCGTCGACCGCACGGCAGCGATGGTAGCGCAACGGCGTAAAAATGCTGGCGCTTGGGCACCTGACGATTACTTCTGTCTGTATCCGACCGGTAAGACGTTTTTGGACGTGACGCGGGCGGCACGGGGAATGCCACCGGCACCGCACCGAAGCTTGCGGCCGCCGCTATGGTAGGCGCCGTAGCACAGTCTGGAGGGGTACCCACGGGCGCGATAATTGAGAGGGGGTCTAACGCGAACGGTCAATACACACGGTGGGCTGATGGCACTCAAATATGCCGTAAGAAGTATCAAGGCCAAAGAACGTTGGGCACACCCGCTGGAGCTCTTTTTTACGCTGGAGGCAAGGAGGCCTCACTGGTCTATCCGATCCCTTTCGCTACCGAACCATCAGTGTCGATCAGTGCGACCGGATTTACGTACGAGTGCTGGTGGGTTGCCGGTGGTTGGCCAAGCCCGTTGCTGGCCTGGCCCGGAGGCTACATTTTAACCCAGGCACAGCGCTCCCAGTCCGACCTGGTGTTTCTGAATCTCATAGCAATCGGAAGGTGGTTCTGATGCGAATTATTCTTTCACCGCAGCGCCGCAGCGACACACTGAGCGTCTTCCGCAGCGGAAGCGTGCTTTTCGTCAATGGCGAATCCTTTGATTTTTCGAATATGGGCGATGGGGACACGCTGCCGCGATCTGCCATTTCGTCTGAGTGGTTCGCCGGTGACGTAGAAAAAGCTGATGGGGAATTGACAGTGGTACTCATACTGCCAAATCCTCAGAATTTCAGCCCAGAGCAGGCTTTCCCAGTTCCACTGGAGAACGTACCGGACGGGCCGGTCGCGCTGCCTCAACCGTTGCCAGAGATCGAATCGGGAGAGAGCGAATGAACATTGACTGGACGCAGCTCGTCACGAAGGCCATGAAAGACGCAACGATAGAGGCGTCTCAATTGGCTGCTGCGAAATCACTGCTAGCCTCTCGAAATGGGCAAGCCGTTATCCAAATCGCACGCATTCAAGATCGCGTGGACACGATCGGTTTTGGAATCGATATCGGCGAGGCCACGAATGAGGAGGAGGCAGAGCAGGCGGCGCTGCTACTGAACCTAAGAGCTTGGAAGACCTATAAGTTTGTGCTGGGAAAGGTAACGGTAACGGGTCAGCCTGGCTGGTATCACCAGCCGAATTGGCCAGCGGAGCCCGATACACCAGAAATAGCCGCGGCGCCGCTGATGAATTAAAGGAATCCATCGCAGGTAGACTCGCGCCCGCAAGCGAGCGTGAGCCACTACCGTCAAGCCTAATCCTCAGGCAATCCGCTCCATTTCGATTGATTTACCACTTCGGTTGAAAGCTCCGGACTGAATGCGCCGCATCAACTTGATAATTGGTCGGCCAAGCTTTATCCCGAAGTTTTCCACTGTGCGGTGCATCAGGTAGCAGAAAGCCAATAGAGAAACAGTAATCGCAATCTGCTCCCAAATTCCTATCAGGCCCATCGCTTTAAATGGGATGGCTATGTATTCCCACGCCCAGTTGTGGAAAAGATAAACAGAATAGGTTAAGTCGGATAGCAGGCGAAGTTCCTTGCTGTCCGCCAAACGCTCTCTACACATAAAAGCAATCAAAAATATTATCGTTGCGTATATGGCGTAATGGCTAACTTTCCAGATCGGTTGGTAATCGCCAATAACTTTCATTGAGATATAAAGCATTGCAACTATACCAAGAACGCACAAGAGCCTAGACGCCAGCCTCTGTTGTGCCAAGTAGAGGAGCGAGCCAATCAGAAGGAAAGGTGCGTACGCGTTGAAATAACCTTCAGTCCAAATGCCTGGGCCTGGGAAAGCAGGCAGGATGAACAGCACGTATGCCGCAGCTGCGTGGATGAGGGGGATTACCTGCTGAAATCTAAAGGCGCCAATCAGTTTCATGACGAACATGTACAGGTAGAACATGATCTCTATACGCAAAGTCCACTCAACACCAGCTAGCGCATAGGGCGTGTCGTAGAAATCGCCAATCAGCAGAATCCTCTGCATGAATACGTTAAAATCTGGAAGCGGAACCTGCGATATCGTGTTCCCAACAAACATCTCCATTAATATTGCTACGATATATAACGGGTAAATCCGGAATATTCGCTTAATGAGGAAGTCTGACGCTGCTTCCTTTTGTAGTACGTGGGTGATTATGTATCCCGACGTTAGAAAAAATACAACTACGCCAGCAGCGCCACCTTGGCAAAGTGGCATGAGCAGTTCGGCCACAGCTCTGATAGTTACATGCTGATTAGCATCGTTGGCGAAGCCAGTTAAGTAGTTGAAAAACTTGTGTCCAATAAGAACGCTGACGAATGCGAAGACCCGCATGTAATCTAAGAAAACAATTCTTCCCTTAATTGAATCGGTCACGGGAGATTCCTTTGGTCTTTGGTGGTTGGGGCGTCATGCCATGACGACCGCAGGCGGCGCGCGATCATACCTGTGCTAAGGACATTTTTCGATAGGTTGGTTAGGCCAGATACGGTTTACCCACATTTTTCATGGAGACACTCCAAGACGCGGGAGTAGTTACTGCAGATTTTTCTGAACGCCGACCAATTGTCGGCTTTTTTTTTGCTTGGAGAAAAGTGATGACTGCAACCGAAAAAGACCGTGACGTCCTTGCCCGCACGCTGTGGGGTGAAGCGCGCGGGGAAAGTTTGGCCGGCCAGATCGCCGTGGCGTGGACGGTGCGTAATCGCGTGTTCGACGGAAAGGAAAAGTCGTGGTGGGGGGAGGGGTATGCCGGCGTGTGCCAGAAGCCGTACCAGTTCAGCTGCTGGAACAAGATTGACCCGAACTATCAGTTCCTGATCGGCATGAAGCAGATCCCGTTTCGCGAACTGGCGCAGGCGCGGATCGCCGCTGACCAGGTGATCGACGGCAAGGTAGTCGATCCCACCGGCGGCGCCACGCATTACTACGCCACCAGCATCAAAGAGCCGGCTTGGGCATCAAAGGCCAAACAGACGCTGAAGCTCGGGCACCACGTTTTTTTCAAAGATGTGCCGTGATTGCTGCGCCCGGTTGATCAAGCTGCCGGGGTGCCATTTCAGTAATGGAAATGGCAAGGTTTCACCGAACATCAAAAAGGCAATGATTTGAAGTTATCGTAGGGATGTTTGCGGCAGGGTGTTGGCATGTACAACGGTCAGGAGACTTGGCTGATCGGAGGCAGCGAAGAGGGGTATTGCAATCATCTGGAGAACGATACTCGGTGATTGCCCTCAGTCCAGAGGCACCTTGGCATGTTTCGTCGTTACCTCAACTGCAGGAGGCGCCTCGGTTGCCTGCCGTTTTTTCCGAACCTGGCAGGATTCTGGCTCAAGAGTCACCGAGGTAGTCAGGCGTTGCGCCCGATAACGTTATGCCGAGCACCTTTTTATCATTGCTGAAAAGGCGCTGTGATAGCGATGAAGCATTGTTAGCTGGGCACAGCTTGATTGGCATTGCTGTGTACGCTTGGGACGTCGACCAATGTACTTGTGGACTCTGCGCGGATCGCAGGCTGTTGGGTGTGAAGCAACTGATTTGCCTCGCGCCGTTCTTGCGAGCGCAAGGCATTAATCAATGGGATCGCCACTATCAACGTTATCGGCCAAAGCATCAAAGCGTTGAAAATCCATAGCGAGCATGCCAGTCGATCTTTACGACTCAAACCTAGCGCCTTCAGCGTTCCGGTCAGCACTCGATTGGGTTCTATCGGCGTTTCAGACCCATTCTTCAAGTTACTGATGGCTTGTTTTAGCTGTGAGCATGCACCAACAGCCAGGGCGATTCCCCAGACCAGTACGATAGACACGCTAATCAAGAAAAAATATTTGATTCCCATATCGCTCCATCTCCTTGGGCTGAGCCCTGCTTAGCAGCGCAGCATAATCGATTGCGACAGAATATGACATGCGGTTTAGAGCGGTCGCGCTCACTTTGTCAGCCTTTTCCGTCAGACGGGATGTAATGCGGCGGCTTTTTTTCACTGCGAAATATCAGTGGCATTCTGTCCCTGAACAGACATCACATTCATAAATCATGGACTTTAGAAAATTGCTCGATTAACGGATCTAAATGAGGTGGTCACTGATCCGCTGGTCTTTGAGCGTGATCAGTTCCTCGCGGTGGTTTCGCCTGGAGCACAATAGCTAGTCGTGCCATAAGGTTTGATGTATTCATTGAGGTAGGTGTCGTCGCGGAGACGGCTTTCGCCCCCTTTGGCTGAGCAGAGTGAAACGCAGGGATCTGGATATAAAATGTATGTGGGAACAGCCCTATCAAAACAGTACGCGGCGCTGGGGGGATACCTACGCACATAATATTTGTCGGCAGGATGGTGCGGATTGTGACCGCCATCCGGCCGTTTTTTTGAGAGGTGCGTGCCAACTATCTTTGAGGCGTTTCGGTTCGGACACTGAACGTTGTGGACGGCGGACGGTACCAAGGCAAGACGCCACAGCAGAGCTCACGGCAAAAACTATTTCGATTACAGGTTGAGCCAGATCTTCTGCTTCAGCGTGCTCTGCACCCCGAGTTCATGGAGCACCGCCCAAGTTCTCCGTGACTGCAAGGATCCAAATCAGAAGCGTTGGACACGGTAAAGTCGGTGTAGTACGTTCGCACCCAAATATTTCGGATGTTTAGGGCGTACATGAGTAACGATATCTGTCCCGTGTGTAATGGCGCTCTTACAGTCGGAATTCAAAACTGGCATTTCAAGTGCAAATCGTGCCGTTATGAGAAAGGCGATCTGCAACCCACGATCAATGAAGTATCCGCGCACTCACTTATTGATGAAGCTGACCGCGAAACAGGTCTGCGTGAAGTACGTGTCAGCAATTTTCAAAAATTACTTGATGTCGTGTCCGCTTTAAAACCAGGCGGCGGAAAGCTGCTGGATGTCGGATGCGCGCATGGCTGGTTTGTAGAGACAGCGATGTCGAGATTTGACGCGCTTGGTATTGAACCGGATGAGGCGGTATTCCATTCAACCTATGCAAAAAATCTGCCGGTTCGAAAGGGATACTTCCCGGATGCACTGGAGGCTTCCGAAACATTCGATGTCATCGTGTTCAATGATGTGATTGAGCATATACCGGACATCAACAGTATTATCGCAGCGTGCCATGAACGGCTCAACGACGGTGGTTTGCTAGTGTTGAACCTGCCTAGCAGTGACGGCGTCTTCTACAAATTTTCTCGATTGTTTGCTGCCATGGGCAAGTTCGGCTTTTTCGAGAGGCTTTGGCAAAAGGGCTTACCTTCGCCACATGTTCACTACTTCAACCGCAAAAACCTTTCGAACCTTCTTCAACAGAGCAGATTCACCCCAGTCACGACGGGTACATTACCCACTCTGGGGCTGGCGGGGCTCTATACGAGAATTTCTTATACAGGAAATCTCGGGACTCTTTCCAAAGTAGCGATCTATTGCACCATCGCCGCTGCGCTTCCGATCTTGCGGCTATTGCCCAGCGATATTGTTTACGTCGTTGCGAAAAAAGCGTAGGCCACTCCCTAGTCCGGTGGGTGCGCGCGAGACCGGTATGACCGAACAACTCTTCGCCGACACCATGAAAAAACCGGTTGGTTTCGATTACTTCGCACCGGAAAACATCGCACTGCAGGTGTTCGGGCTCGGCTCGCAGGTGGGGGTGCGGTGA